ATGGAGATAGCCATCCGGCTCCTTCCCTCAATGATAATCATAAAAATCAAATCTATAGCTGACAGGAATATGGAAAAGAATAAAATTAGTGTTGATGTAAGTTGGACCGGTGATAACTTCTGCGCTTCATGGGCTGACGGTCATGACGGTGTTGTGTTGGTGACAGCCAAGTCTTTAGAGAAACTTAAGGAGGATTTTGCCGAATCCATTCGTTTGCACGTCCAGGGATGTGTAGATGACGGTGACATATTCCCTGACTATCTTGTGAATGGCGACTACGACATTGAATACAATCTTGACGCCGCCGCAATTATACGGAATGCGGAATCGTTTACCACAATGACGGCAATCAGCCGGATATCAGGTATCAATCGTAAACAGCTTTCCCATTATGCCAATGGAATAAAGCATCCGAGACCGGTACAGCTCGAAAGGATAAAGGCTGCGCTTGCCATAATCGGCGCACAACTTATAGCCTTGAGTTAGTTCTTGTTTGACAATTTTATAGAACTGCAAGAGGTAGCTGACGCACTGCGATAAGAATCACCATTCTTCGTCTGTCAAACGTCCGCAGACGTCGGCACACGGGCCCGATTGACTCATAAAGTCAGTCGGGCTTTCTCTTTGTGGCACATTCCTATCTGTTAAACTGTCTGAAATTGAGTTAACGAAACTAAAAGCAGTATCGCTTTCAGACGTTACGCGGCCTGTTTGTAGAGGGCGTGGTTTACGGCCTCAGACAGACAGATATGGCAGTTAAGACAACAAAAGCGATAGCGCGATTTTTCCGCGGGTTGGCGTTCCGACGCGAGAAGAGCGCCGAGACGCCCCGTACAGGTGATTATACGGGATTCTTCAACGGCATGTTTGCCGCGGGCGACATGTCGGTGTCTACGGTCTACGCCTGTGTGAAGCTGCTGAGTGATTCCGTGGCGTCGCTGCCGCTCCTTCCAGAGGTGCGCCGTGGAGGCATATATGTCGCCGACGACTCCAGCCCCCTGGGGTATCTGCTGAGCGTATGCCCCAATGCCATGGAGAATGCCTACGACTTCAAGCGCCGCATGGTGATGGAGATGCTGATGGAGGGCAACGCCTATGTGATTCCCGAGTATGGCGACCCGTCAAGGCCTTTCGACATAACGGCCATGACGCTGGCGGAACGCGGTACCGTGACGCTGACACCCGAGGGCGATTACATGTACAAGTGTAAGAGATACACCCCCGACAGCATAATCCATGTCAAGAATATGCCGAATGCCTTTTACCCGCGTTTAGGCGTGTCGGTGCTGACCCATGCGCGACAGGCCATGAACATAGCGGCAGCCGGCAGCGCCGAGACCCTGCAGCGTTTCGCAAAGGGCGGTGCCGTAAGAGGTCTTATCAGCAATGAGAAGACCTCCTACGGATTCAACAAGATATCCGACGAAAACAAGGAACGCATAGCCGAGTCGCTCGACAGGCGTATCAACGAGATGGGCGAAAGGATAGTATCCACGCCCGCCGATTCCAAGTTCACGCCCTTCAGCATGACTTCCACCGACATGGAGTTCCTTGCCACCCGCAAATTTGAGGTGCGCGAGATATGCCGCTTCTTCATGGTTAACCCGTCGCTGATATTCGACGACACCTCCAACAACTACAAGAGTGCGGAGAATGCGAGTGTCGACTTCCTGAACAAGACCCTCAACCCGTTGCTGCGTGCCATCGAGACGGAGTTTCAGGCAAAGCTGGTGAGTCCCCGACTGTGGCTGAAACGCCGCGTGCGGTTCGACCGCAGCGAGCTGCATGTATGCGACCTTATGACGCGCGTGCAGTGGCAGACGGCACGACTGGGCGCTGGCCTCGCCACTCCCAACGAGCTGAGACATGAAGAGAACCGTCCGGCGGTGCCCGGTGGTGACGAGCTCCTTGTGTCGGCAAATCTCAAGACGATGGCCGCGCTGGCTGCCGAATCCGCCGGCAATGTCGGCGTTGACGATAATTCCAATTCCTCCGATAATTCCGATAATTCCAATGAATGAAAAGAAACTCTACCGTCGGGAGATCACGACGGAAGGCCTGCAGGTCAGGGAGAGCGGTGCCGGCGAGCCTGAGAGCCGCACGATCACAGGCCGCGCCATAGTGTTCGACACGCCCACCACGTTATGGGGTGACGACGAGACGGAGGTGCGAGAGCAGATATCCGCCGACGCGGTGACGAAGCAGCTCCTCGACAGCTCCGACATAAAGATGACGATGTTCCACAACCGTGAGCTTATCCTGGCACGGAGCTGCAACGGCAAGGGCACATTGCGCTACACGCGCACCGCGACGGGCGTGGACTTCGAGTTCGACGCCCCGCACACTGTCGACGGCGACAAGGCGCTGGCGCTGGTGCGCTCCGGCGACCTTAGCGGTTGCTCCTTCGCCTTCTCCGTGGGCGACTGGGACACCTATGCCGACCGTACCGTGACAAAGGAGGGCGAGAGGACCGTAATACTCTACACTGTCAGGGAGATTGCGGCCATCCATGACTTCACCATAGCAGCCGACCCCGCATATCCCACCACGGAGGTGAGCGCACGCTGCCGGGAGCTGGTGGAGAAGAGAGAGACCCCCGAGCCGGCAAAGGCATCCTCCGGGGGCTTGAAAACAAGGTATGCGAAGATGCGCCGCGAGATATTCTCCGGAAGATAAAGAGTAATAATCAACCATATAATTTTTGAAAAAGATGGCAAAAGATTTCAAGACTACCAAAGGCTTGACGATGCGTGAGCTCTGCGACCTTTCGCAGGAGAACGACGACCGCATCAATGAGATTCTCAACACTGCCGAGACAGAGGAGCGCGAGCTGACTGCCGAGGAGGTGAACGAGATGAACACCCTTCAGAACCACAACCTGCGTCTGCAGGCCCGCGCGCGTGCCGCCGCCACGACACAGCTGCGTCGTGAACCCGACACCATTGCCAAGGTGGAGAAGCAGATCCGCGAGAATGTGGCACGCGGTGCCAAGACCGAAATTATCCTCATGCGCGACGTGATGATGATCGGCGACGTCAACAACGGCAACCTGGTGCCCGTGAACGTGCAGGATGTGCTCAAACCTCTCAGCGAGGGAACCCTTTACGACAAGGTGGGCATACAGATACCCACAGGCCTTGTGGGCGACTTCGTATGGCCGTTGTACGAGACGGTGGAGGCCACACTGGCCGGCGAGAGCGTGGAGCTTTCCGACACCAAGATTCCCTTCTCGAAGCTGACGGCATCGCCCGAGCGTGCCGGCGTGGCGATACCTGCCACATACCAGAGCCTCAACCAGACACAGGGGCTGCTCGAGCGCATAATCCGCGAGCTGATGCCCGAGGCTATCCGCGAGCTCATCGACAAGATAATCCTCGGCAGAACCAAGGCCAACGAATCCACCAACCTCAAGGGCCCGTTCGTAGGAGTCACCGCCATAAACCTCGACGAGGTGCCGACCTTCAGGCAGCTCAACGCCGACATGAAGGCTGCCGTGCTGGCCACCGGCATCAAGGGTGAAAACCTATGCTTCGTCATGACCAAGGCCATGGAGGCTATCCTCGAGGGTACGCCCATCAACGCGCAGGGCGTGTTCATGCCCATCGTGCAGGATCACAAGATTGCCGGCGTTCCGGTGTACACCTCCAACCGTATGCGAGATGCCGACGGCACAGAGAATATCGCCATCGGCGACTTTCGCTATCAGATGGCCGGATTCTTCAACCAGCAGCGCTTTATCGTGGATCCCTACAGCAAGGCACGCAAGGACTGCTGCGACTTCGTGCTCAACACTGACTTCTGCACCAAGACCCTGCGCCCCGAGGCTTTCAAACTGGGCAAGGTGGCAAAAGCATGACAACTGACATTCACAAGAGATGGCACTACCGATAACGGACTTTGACCTTTTCAAGGCGCAATGCCGCGTACCTGCGGAGATAGACCTCGACGACGCTATACTGTGGCAGTCGCTGGAGGCGGCCGAGGAGTGGGTGTTCGGCCGGACAGGCCTTGACATAGAGGAATACCGGGAGGCCGGCAGTTGCGGCCTCAACGCCTATGGCAACCCCGTGAAGAGCGTGCCCGCCGACCTGCGGCAGGCTATTCTCGCCATGGGCGCCCACTTCTTCGCTCATCCCGAGGCCGCGGAAAACGTGAACCTTTATCGCGTGCCCTATCTTGTGGAGTCGATAATATCGCGTCACTGGGTGTTCCGTGACCCGGCAACGGAGAAAGGAGCGCGGTCATGATGGCGGGACGGCTCACGGAGTTCCTGGAACTCTATGACATGGAGAAGAGCGTCGGCGACTTCGGCAGCGGCGAGGTGAGGTACACGCGGCGCGAGACAGCGCCGGTACATGCCGGACTGCGCCGCCAGAGCGGCAAGAGCCGCATGAGCGGCGGCGAGGTCTTTTCAGCCTATGACGCAGAGTTCGAGGTCCGCGACATCGTGGCCGTCAAGGAGGGTGACCGCGTGAAGCACCTCACAGGCATGAACCGCCTCTACCGCATCGACAATATCCTGCCGCACCACAAACGTGGGATGAACATCCTGCAGTGTTCCAAGGTCAACGAGTGATGGAGATTAAAAGCGACACCACGCGTTTGTGGGGGATGCTCAGGGAGCTGGAGCCTAAACGACAGGTGCAGGCGTTGCGCGGCGGTTTCCGCAAGGCGGCGCAGGAGGTGCGCAAGACCGCCGTGCGCAATCTGGAGTCGTCCGGACTCAAAGGCGATGTCAGGGAGGTTGCCAAGGGTATCAGGGCCGTGGTATACCGCAAGGTTGCCGGATTCAAGGTTACGGTAGGAACCAAGAAGCAGAAGCGTGCCGACTACAGCGGCATGTCGAGCCGCGAGGCCAACAAGGCCAAAGCCCGCAGACGGCTGCGTATCGTCCCGCTATGGGCGGAGGGCGGCACATCGCCGCGAAGCACCTCACGGGGCTTCTCACGCGGCTCCATGCCCGCCTTCGGCTTCATGGAGCGTACCGACAGGGATACCGAGGGCTACGTCGGCGAGATCATTCGCCGGAACGTGGCCGAGAACATAGACAAGACAGCAAGGAAGTATGGAAGCAAGACAGAATAGGACCATCCTCAGCGCCGGCCTTCTGGTAAACGCGCTGCTGCGGACGCTGCCGGAGGTCAATGTATATCCGGTGATGGCGCCGGAGGAGGGGGAGTTTCCCGCCCTGGTGTACCGCCGTGCCGACATGGCCGCCCATCAGGTGAAGGATGGCAGACCCGCCGACACATCATACATCGAGATGGAGATATGGACGCGGAGCTATGCCGAGGGCATAGACATCGCCGAGAAGGTGCGTGCGCTATTCGACAACCGCCGGACCCTCAACGAGACGGCCGGACTGTACATGCGTTCCTGCTTCCTCGACAATGCCTATGAGAACGGCACGCAGGAGGGGCTGTTCGTGCAGTATCTCCGATTCGTGATTAAAGTATAAACCAATAAAACCAGCAATATGGAAAACGACAATCCTACGGTTCAGTCAGAACCTGTAACGGCTCCGGCCACCGGATACAAGAACGGCTCGGACATGCTTCTGAGCCTCGACGGCAAGTGCATAGGCCACTGTACATCCCACAAGATACAGTACGGGTCCGACACCAAGAGCCACAATGTGAAGGCTCCCGAGAGCGAAGCGGCCACCGGCAGCGCCCTCTTCACTGAGGAGACGGTGACGGGACTCAATTACCAGATAGACTTCGAGGGTCTGGAACACAACGAGGAGACGGAGAACTCCGCCGGACTCATACGCAAGGCATGGCGTGCCGCCAAGCCTGTGGAGGTGAAGCTCTTCGAGCGCGGCAAGAAGGAGACGCCTTACCTCGTGGGCTACTGTATAATATCCTCCCTCTCGGAGGATTATCCGGCAGCCGACGACACCTCTTTCTCGGGTTCTCTTAAGAACTGTGGCGCACCGTCGGTGTTCACCGCCTGACGCA